CAAAAGACAGCATAGTTACAATTATCGAATATCGCGATACAACTATAACTCTTCCAGGAGACACAACAGTTGTAGTTGACAGTCTTTATTGCGACTCATTAGGTAATGTATTTATTAAAAGACTTTCTGAAAAAGATGGAGATATTGTGCGTTTAAAAAATGCACTAAAAAATAATAAACTTACATCTACAGCAATAGTTAAAACTCAATACATCAATGTACCTGGTGCAACAATAACAAAAACACGCGATGTCATAAAAAGATTACCTGCTGAAAAAATAAAATACATTCCTTGGTGGGTCAACTTTTTTGCTGTTCTTGGTGGAATTACATTTACAATTATCATTCTTTATATAACTTATAAATTAACTATAGGCAAATGGACACAGCAATTTTGACAATAGGGCTGTTTGTAATAGGAACTATTATTACAATAATTGGATACTTTTTAAGAACAACTTATAACAATGTTGTACGCGATGTTGGTAATCTTCAAAATGAATCAAAGAAACATGTTGAGGAACAAGGCAAACTTAAAGGTAAAATTGAGTTGTTAGAACAAGAGCATAGATTAAAATACCAACTTATTGAAGAAACTACCCAACATGAGATAAGAACAATGGCAAACAAAATTGGGGAATTGTCTGATACTGTGGGGGAGTTGATCAGGATCCAACTAAACGTAGGAGGATCCGCAAGAAGAAGAAATAACAATAGTACTAACTAAACTAAAAAATATGAATACATTAGATTTGTCAAAAATCAAACAAGTTCCTTTAAGAGAAAGTCAGTATATTAAAGAACAAACAAAAAAAGTTCAAATTGTTTTGCATCATACTGCAGGTAATTCATCAGCACCTGGAACAATTAAAATGTGGGATGCAGATGACAGAGGTCGTATAGCAACTTGTGTTGTTATTTCTGGTAAAGGATTATCTAAAGACACTTTTGATGGTGAAATTTGTCAAGCATTTTCATCTAAACATTGGGCTTATCACTTAGGTCTTAAACAAGATGTTTTTAGATCAGTTGGCGTCCCTTATAAATCAATTGATCCAATAGCAATTGGTATTGAAATATGTAACTGGGGACCATTAGAAAAAAAAGGTGATAAGTTTTATAACTATGTCAATAGAGAAGTTCCTGCAGATCAAGTATGTGAGCTAGAAAAACCATACAAAGGACATAAATATTACCATGCTTATACAGATGCACAAATTGAATCAGTACGTCAATTGTTGATTTATTGGAATAAAGTCCATGGTATTCCATTAGATTACAATGAATCAGATATGTGGAATATATCCGCAAATGCACTTAAGGCTGTACCAGGAGTATATACTCACAATTCTTATAGAAAAGATAAGAGTGATATTTCTCCTCAACCAAAAATGATAGCAATGTTAAAATCCCTAAAATCATAAATCATGAATCAAAATCAAATCCTAGGAATTGCACGACACATTTTAACCTTCGCTGGAGGTTTTCTTGTTGTAAGAGGCACAATTGATGAATCTACACTTACTGAACTTGTAGGTTCTGTAATTACTTTAGCAGGTCTTATATGGTCTGTTGTAGACAAAAAAGAAAAGAAAGATGGCAGCGAAGCTTAAATCTAGCAACGTTATCACCTTTTTGAAGAAGCCCAAAGTTTCAAGACCTGGTGTTCATGCAAAAACAAAAACATCAAAGTCAAAAAACTCAAGAAACTATCGCAAGACCTATAAAGGTCAAGGGCGATAAAAGATGCTACTATGCAAATGTTTAGTGGTTTTTCTTCTTCTGTAGAAAGTCCCCCAGTGATGGGGGATTTTCGTTTTCTACAGACCTTTGATTAATTGGATTGTTCTCTTTTATAATCAGCATCTCTTCTTTTTAAAGATTCTATACCAATAGATATGTTATATTTTATCTTTAAAAATCTTTTAAGTAATACTAATTTGTCATGATTAGTTTCTCTGTTCATTATAATGAAGTAAGAGTCTCTAATTATATCATTAAGAAACGTGCTCATCTTCTATAAGAATTGGTTCTTCATGTACTTCAACTATTTCATCTTCTTCTGTTGAATTTAAATCAAGCATATCAGAAAATAGTTCATGAACTTTCAGCTGATGCTCCATCCAGTCAGAAGGATGTGAATCTTTTAATGCTAAAGTTATATGATTATACAATACCCATGCAGAATCAGAGTCAACTTTATAATCAAAAGATGGCTTGACTAACTCTTTCTTAACTGTATTTAACTGCATTGTGTTAAGCACATCTCTCTTAAGAAATAATTCTCCTAAGATATCATGTTGTGCAGTTGTTGTAAGCAGTATTCCTTTCATTGAATCTTTGTGTTCAACCAAAGAATCCCAGTATTCACCAGCATTATTGATATAATCACTAATAATACCTTCTGCTAAAAGATCTGCTGCACCTTTATGCACACGCTTAAATTTGCCAAATTTGTTGTTATTCAACATCATTCCATTCATACAAACTTTTACCAAGCCTCCAAGATTAAATCTGAAGGCAAGTTGTTTGTTATATGAATTGGTAAAATTAGCAGATAACTCTATGTCTGGATCTGCTTTATAATTCATTCTTAATGTGCCTAAAGCAATTTGCCCATCATTGGTACATCTGTAATCTTCTCCAGTGATAATAAAACCTGCATTGGTTATTTCACTTCTCACACGGTTTATCACACTAGCATGTGAGATTGGGGTGTAAGTTTCTGTTTTCTCTGGTAATTCAGTAGACAGAATTCTTGCATAGGCATCCATGCCACTTACTGTTCTTTTCATAATTCTAATTTTAATTGTTGATACATATTTTGTGGAATCACTTCAGATGTGCTTTCTATCTTTTTAATCTCATCATAGATTTTGTCTAGATAGAATTTCTCATCTATATTATACTCTTCCCATGGTAGAGTGACAGCTTTATTAAAAATGGTTTGAAGTATTGGACCACTTTCAAGTTGTATTTGTCTACCATCAGGATGACATTTAATAATCTTTGTACCTTTCTTAGATACAAAGTATCTGACAAGTTTTTGAAGTTTGTTTTCATAGAAAACACCTTCTTTAACACCACGTTCCACAAAAAACCAGTTACCTTTTATTTTTGAACCAGTGCAGTAGTCAAATATATTTTTGTTTGATTTAAGATAATCTTTAGGATCAATACCATTTACAAAATACTCAAACCATGCTTTTGGTATTACAAGGTTAGATTTATTCTTATGAAGAGGTAATTCTTCAAATTCAAATCTGCCTTTACATTTTGTTTTACCATCAGAATAGATTGCAATGTAATTATTTACATCACCAATAATCATCTTTTTATACTCTACAGACTCAAGCTGTAATTGTGTCAATTCTTCCCACTCTTTACAAATTGCAAAGAATAGTTCTTCATCTTTTTCATCTATGTCAAATTCTAAACCATCTGTATTTTGCATCAAAGGTTGACAATTTGGAATTCTTGTTGTTATCATTTCATACAACATGGACAAAAGTAGCTGACCATCAACAGTAATTCTAAAAGTCATTTCAGGATCATATAAAAATGAATACCTGCTTTTGCTCAAACCATAAGTAGAATTTAAAACAATCTTAAATAGATAATTTAAAGGATTTGACTTTGGATATTTCTTTCTTTCTTCAAAGAACCACTCATATAATTCACAAAAGTCATCTTTAGGAATTTGAGCAGGAGACCATTTATTTTTAATGGCAAGGTTTGGATAAAAACTAGTAACATCCACACTTAGAATTTTTCTACCTGGCTTAGGTTCATAAACTCCAGATGCAATACAACCATGAATACCGCCTAATGCATAGTCTGTAGGCACACCTTTGTGCATCATCCTATACTTTGGACCTTTCTTCTTTATTTCATCCTCTGATGTATCTAAAATAGTAGTATCTACCACTAGATTCTTAAACCAGTTATGCACACCAATAAACTCAGGAGTTTCAAACTTTACACAAGGTAGGATAATGTCACGTATAACAACATTCTTACGATAAGTTCTCATCTCCTTAATCTCTTTCTTTTCTAATCCCAACTTCTCAGAAAGAAAGTGAAGAAATATTTCCTTAGAAATTTTAGGTTCGCTTGCTGACAGCAAATTGACATTGTAAGTTTCACTAAGTTTAGCACGCAAGTTAATCTGCGACACCATTACTTTAGTTCCTTTGGAATCTGTCATGGTAAAGATTGCCTTGGTTGATCTAACGTCATTGATACAATATTTAACTACCATAGTTAATGTATCTTTGTCATTAATTCTCTCATAATGAGGATGAGGCATCTCTTCAACATTTTCCCAATCCATTCCAAACTGTGTCCACTTCAAAGATGTACGCTTAGCGTTACTATCCCAATGGTTAAGTTTGAATATATCCACACATCTAATTGAAAGTTTGAATTCTGGATAATCAAGAAACTCATTCCTATCTGATTTACCAATTACATACTGAGCATACTCATATAATCTATGAGCAATGTCTTCAGCTTCTGCATCAGGGTCTAAAAACTCTTTGGCATTTGCTAATACAAACTCAGTAATCTGGGCATCAAACGCAATATTATTGTAACCTAAATGCCAATCTTTAGCATTTTTAGATTCAATAAGAAACTTGACAAAATCAACAACATCATTTTGATACTTACTTATGACAAATACTTTTCTTGTTTTTCTATCATAAGCTTCAAATACAGCAACGAAACAATTGACAATGGTCTCATAGTCCATTACCCAGAATTCGCGACTTCTCATTACTTACTCTTTTTTGATTTTTTTTCTGCTTCTAATACTTCTAAATCATATGCTGTATGTAAAGTTTCACTGCTTACATCAGACTGAATTGCATCAGTAAATACTTTAGAATTTTCATTAATTGCAAATCGTTTAATAAAAGCAATAATATCATTAATATCTTCAAGATAATATTCATAATAAGCAGCAAGTACAACTCTCTGCTCTTGCCAACTTTGTTCTCCATTAGCACGTTTTGCAGGAATTAAATCACCACGATCATTCAAACGAGGCATCATCATTGGTTTGTCTTTGCTATCTTTAGAAACAACAGCAAGAACTTTTTGCTCTGGGTCAAAAATAGCCTCATTGTAAGGACAATCTTTGTCAATTGGCATCATTCTGAATGTAGGTTTCTCATTCCATTTTGATGAGTAAATCATCATGTTTTTTACACTTGTATTCATATTATTTGGATTAAAATTACAATTTAAAGGTTTCTTTTTCTTTATCATATTTGTCACAAAGTTCACCAACTTCCTGAAGTATTTTTACATCAACATGCAATATTTCAGCATACTGTTTAAAATACTTTTTTGGAAATACAAATGACTCAACATAAACCCATTCTGGTGTATGTATGCCATAATAATCAGATAAATGCCTTTTGGCGTTCTGTGACAACTTAGAATATTTGCCTTGAATAAACAAGTCATAATCATGTCCTACAGGATTCATGTCAAATATATATGCAACCTTGCCATCGCAAAGAGGCACTACATAATCCAACATGCTATGTGTCATAAGTTTGTGTTTCTCAAAATTTATCCACTGTTCTGTATCATTTTTTTGATACACGCAAACAAGTTTACGTTCTGTATCAGGAAACTCCTCTGGCCAATGCACATAAACTTGCACTGGCCTTGGATCTCTTGTACGCTTGAAACCAAGCATAGGATACAAAAAAGTATAAGACTTTTGAAAATACTTCTTATACATTTCTTTTATCATAACACTAATTCGTTATTGTTAACAATAAACTTATAAGGTAATTCAAAGTTCTTTGTTTCAAAGTGATACTTTGCCTCATTAAGTAATTTGTCAGTTTCTTCTTCCCACTTAGAAAGAGTTTCATCAGATATTCTGATAGGTGCAATCTGCATAAAAGGATCCACAACCAAAAATCTAAAAGTAATCTTATAACCAGAATACTTTGGCTGAGATGTATATACATGCTCAACTAGCTTTTTGTAGATTGACGCTTGAATCCAGTAATTATAATAGTCAATGCTATCAGGAAATTGTGATATAGTCTTGCTTGTTTTCTTCAAGTCATTGACACGTATTTCCTTATTGGCATTATCTATAACCAAGTTGTCAATAAAACCTCTTAATCCAAATGGACTTTCAGGTTCTAATTTAATCAATTCAACCTCATTCAATTTTTCAACAGGTGAAAAAGAATCTGCAAAATAACCCATAACATCCATTACTGGAACAGATGATGTAATTTTTTCTACAACAGCTTTGCAAAAATCATATGTATCTTGGTCAATCACAATGCGTCCTTCAGACTTTTTCATGTATTCCCAATATGCAATATGCTTTGAATTAATCATTTTCTCTATTCTTTGACCATCTGTTTTAAGAGATTGATACAAATTGATATCTTTTAAAACATCTAAAATTGCTTCTGCAAATTCTTCAAGATTTTCACGTGTGTCACCTTCTCTTTTCAATTCTTTGTAATGATTGAAAACTGTGTGCAAAACACTGCGTGGATTATCGCTTGGTAAGTCTTCAACACTTATGACAAACTGATTGTCAAAGTCTTCAGGCTTGAGTAATAAACAATGAATAAGGGAACCCTCCATCATATTTTTGTCTATAACGTCATCTTTTTGTCCAAGAACATAATGTTTGTAAAATGCTGATGGACTAAATAATAGTTTGTTTAAACCAGAATAAGACATTAAAAAGTCTTTGTCAAAAAATTCTTGCTCTTTCTGAATACGTTCAGACAGAGTTACTTCTGCTACAAATTTTCCCATAAATTTTAATTACAATTTTCCATATCTGATGGGAAGTACTTACCTAAAATATTGCCATTGTAACTATTGTTTGTCAACACATCATTTTTGATTTGATGTGACAACTCACAATACCCAAGATATTTTTTAGAGCAACATACTTCAAGGATTTCTCTTTGGTAAAACTTTTTATCAGTCATTGCTATCTCTTCAGTTAACTCTGTACATGATCCATAATAAGATTTCCAATTTGATTCCTTAACGACACGTTTAAAAGTCTTTCTAGTCTTTGTTTGTGTCTTTTCTCTATTAGAGATTTTTGTCTTTCTCTCACTATATAGACTCTTTTTTCCAATATAGAATCTACCAGTAATAATGTTGGTAATTTTGTAAACAAATCCAACAGCTTCTTCATAATTTGGAAGGTCTTCAATAGATAAAATATCTATACCCAAACCTTCATTTGGTCTATAAATCCAATTGCTCATACATTGATGTTAACATACAAACTTACTGATTTTTTTTGACATACTTTTCTATTGCTCTTTGCAGTTTTGGATAAAAATCATAAAGTGCAACTTCTTTACCATGATGCTTTATGATATCACTAATATCTTTTTCTCTTGGTAAATAAATAAAAGGTAATCCATATTCTTTTTCATAGAATCTCATGGAATTTATACCTGCTTCGTCACTGTCCATGCATACTACTACATGTTCATAACGCATTCCAAACTCAAGAATATCATTGGCTGTAAGTTTGGTTGATTCACTATTAGGTGCAATACAATCAACAGTAAGACCAAGACTTTTTATTGCCATAACATCCTTTAAAGATGATGCAATAACAAGTGTGTCTTCTCCTTTTAACTGATTATAACCTTGTATGTAATCTTTCTTCTGCAAATAGAATTTAAACTTCTTTGCTTTTGGATTATATACCTTGTATAGTTCATTATTTGCAAAATAACCATACATATAATCGCCATGATTAACAAAAGAATTAGTTTTTTCACCTGTATGCAAATCTATTTCACTTACTTCATAATATTCTAAAGGCATAACTTCATATGTTCCTAATAAACTACTACCAATATTGAACTGTAACCAGAATTTAGCATCAAGATTGGTCCAACCTCTAACTTTATAATCTGTTATTGTCCATTGTTTTGTGCAAGCAACAATTTCTATATCTTGAAATGTACCTGTTTTACAAAACTCATAGTAGTCATTGATAATTTTCTCACAAGCTTGTTCATAAGTAAGTCTATACATATCTTGAACCAGCTGATAAGCATTACCATATTTACCTGTTGAATGACATTTAAATACAATCTTATTTGTCATTTTGTCAACATAAATAAACATTGAAGGCGTCTTATCATTAGGATTAAATATGC